GGTAGCCGTTCTTTTCGCTAAACGCACCCTCAGACCATGTTTTAACACCCGCAGACAAGCCAGCGCTGCCGCCACTCGTGTATGCTGTGTAGCCTGTAGAGTCGATGCCAGAAAGCTGAAAGGTGTTTGTGGTGACACCGGCAACGGTGAATACAAGGTCATTAACCTCTGTCATACCAACGACACTTCGGATAATAATCTTGTCGCCGTTAGAAAACCCGTGAGATGAAGCAGTAACAACCGCTGGGTTTGCCTGAGTTATGTTCGTGATTGTTGCCGTCAGGGACGCGACGTGATTATCCGAAACCCTCTCAACAACATCCACGGTTGCAATGTAGCCAGAATCTACAGACGTGACTTTCACATACCCGCTGCCGTTGTGCCTGAACAGCCACTGCGTAAATCCGGTTGTGCTGTCGTGATAAGACTCAGTGCCTTCAAGATGGACGGGCGGCGTAGCGCCGGTTGTGGTAGATGAGCCGGTGACGTTTTCGTATACGTTGTCGTCGTAATATACCAAATCGCCATCGGCGTATGTTTCGCCAGCAACCCAAGCCTCGTGGTTAATCTCAACGGGCTTCCTGAATCGGAACAACGCGCCGACATGCGTGGATACAAAGTAATCACTTGTTGATGTCATTGTGACACCAGTCCCAGGCGCTGAATCCGAAAGCTCAAGGGTTGTTTCTGTGGTGTTCTCGTCCAAATAAGGACCGTCAACAAAGTCTATGTCTGCAAGCGTAAAGCTGGTAGCTGTGGTGCGGGTCAGCTTTGCTGGCTCATGGTCCTTGTGCGCAAGGTACAGCACGTCGGCAGACTGAACGTGGTTTAGTTCAAACACCTCTGTGACTGAGTATGTGGTGGTGACTTCGACAATCTTGCCGGAGGTGCCGCCGCTGGTGTAGGCCGTGAACGCAGACCCGTCGATGCCAGACAACTCAATAGTGTTTGTCGTAGCGTTGGCCACCGTAAATTCACGGTTATTCAACTCCACCATGCCGCCGACATTCTTAACAAAGATGCGGTCGCCGTTGCTCAGGCTGTGGCCAGTAATCGTAAGAACAACAGGATTGGCTTGCGTTGCGCCGCTGATGGTTTCCGTGGCCTCAGTCAGTAGCCCGCCATCTTTGAAAAAGCGGATATAATTCGCCCCAAATTCAAGGACATACGCCTGTTCGTCACTGAACTGGAAGTCGATGAGTCGGACCTTGCCACCGTCTTTTGATGTGCCAGCGTACTTGGTTCCTGGCCTGCGGGTGATGCCGCCCTGCGGGAAGATAAGCATGTTCTCCAGCTTCTGTGCGCCAGAGGCATACTTTTGTAGGTCAATGCGGCCTTCAAGACGCGGAGAGAACTCACCCGCTTGAAAGTTTGTGACAATAGTTGAAACACGGGCCATATCAGAACCTGATGTTTACAAAGTCGTCTGCAATCATTTTGTCCGGCACACCTTCCATAGCGTCAATGGACCGTGCCTCACGCATCCGCAACTCGTATAGCTGCTGCATCGACTGGCTCACAGTCGTGCTGCCCGTGATTGCGTAGGCAGTCTCAGCCGCCAGCTTGTGAGCAATGGTGCTGGAAAGTAGGGAGTCGTAAGTCTCTGTGTCCGTAATCCGGGCCAAGTAAGTAATCTTACAAGTGCCTTCGTTGCTAAGAACCTTGCGGCCCTCAATCTTAAACATGACCTCGCTGTCATACGGAGCCACGTCACTGTCGATGTTGCTGTTCCAGAAGGATAACACCCGCAAGCAGTACGGGTCAGTCGGCAGCGTAAACTGGTTGGCAAAGCCAAAGGCCGGTGTTTCAGAGTCCTTTGCCAGCGATGCCCGCGTAATCGCTACATTCCAAGGGTGGGAGCGCAAGACGCCATCTCTGACAGTTTCAAACCGACGGTTACACAGTCTTGCTTCTTTTGAGTTTTCGGTGAGCGCAGTAATCGTAGCTGCACCCAACAGGTCCATTGCCTCGTTACAGATGTCCACTACGGATGGCATTACTTTACTAACCTTTCCAAATCTATGAGGACGCCTTGGCTCGTATTAGAGTCTCCGCCCTTCCAAATCTTGCCTTCGTCCTTGGCTTCCTGCACAAGCTCTTTGAGCCGTGCTGTGGGCAATATTACCACAGTTTCGCCGTCAATGATAAATGCCCAGAAGTCTGCCTCGGTCGTGTCTATGCCTGACGGCTTCCCCCTAGAAAAAAACTCCACAAACACCCTGCCGGTTCGTGAAGCCTTGAAGTCTCTTTTTATTTCAATAGTTCGGTTTTGCAGTACGTCAGCAAGCCAACTTTCCGCCATTTGACCTACCTTAAGGTCGTACCGGAAGTCCCTGTTGTACTCCACCCGTCTATCCTCCGGAGCAGGAGTGAAAGGAGGGCGGTGTCAAGCCGCCCCCCTTAACTGGTTAGTCTACGACGTACTCGATGATGAACGCCATGTCACCGGCAGAAGCGCCCTCGGCACTGAACGTAGCAGCGACGTAGTACACGTCACTCGGGTCAGAGCTTTGGCCCGCCAGTTCCCACACCTGTTGACCAGTTGTGTTGAGGTTAGCAACCTCATAGCGGAGTTCTGCGACACCGGCACCGTCAGCAACGTCAGTGGCAAGTGCATCCTCGTCAACAACTACACCGTCATTGGTGTAGAAGCCGACATTGTAGGTGCAAGAGCCGCCGAGTGCGTCCGAGCCAACACGAACCGAAACGAGGGTCGCGTGAGTCGGAACCGGAGCCAGCATAACGATGTCGTCATCGTTAGTGTCGGTTGCAGCAAGTGCTACGTTGCCCTGAGCAATACGGACACGTCCGCCAAGCTCAGAAGCAGGGTTAGCAACTTGCGGGAGTGCCTCAATGTTGGCAATGAGGTCTGAATTTTTAGTACCCATCTCTCAATCTCCCTTAGGCCTGGCCGTCAAGGTCATCTTCGTCACACTTGATGCGAACAACCATGTTCTCTTGCATCCGTGTAGCGCCGATGTCCATGCAGTAATAGACTTGGGTTGCATAACCCTTGTCTGCCCGCTCATCAATACGAGCCGATACGTCTTTGCCGATACCCAACGCAACGCCTTCCTCTGCCCAAGCAAAGCAAGTGCGGACGTTATCAGCATCAACCGACAGACGGTTCGACATGATGAAGTTGAAGCCCATGAACTGATTGATTTCACCCTGGACCAGAGCCTTCACAGTGTTGAAGTCAGCCGAGGTGACGCTGGTGTCAGCAAGCAGTGCATGGATTTGGCTTGGACCCATTACGATGTAGCGAGGAATCGAAGGGTCAACGTCAGCCTGGTCCAGCAGCTTCTTAGCTTCGCGCAGCTTCGTCAGGTTCATGTTGGTTGCGGCACCACCGACGGCAACGCCTACGTCCTGCCCTGTATCGAAAGCGGTCGAGGTCGAGCCGGTTTCGCCAGTGTTGGCAGCAGCGTCAAATGCCGTGATGATAACGTCGTCCATGGCACGACCCATAGCAGCAGCGGCTGCCTGAGCGTAGGACGAGGTTGGGTCGATGAGCATACGAACCTTGTCTTGGTCGTCGATAAGGTCGGCGTACTCATACGATGCGAGGCTCAGGCGACGACGCGCATGTGGCGTATCCATCTGAGGGGTGTCGGCGTGGCGAGTAGTCCGCAGTTGCGCGGTCGCTACACCAACCTGGTCGATAAAGGCATTTTTACCAACAACATTCTCGATGCGCACAGTATCACGCAGACGGGAACCCATCTGCTGTGCAAGCATCTGCACATTCGCAGAATACTGTTGTACAAATGCCGTAGTGACTTGAGTAGACATCCTGTCTCTCCTTCTACGTCATGGTTGCACTAGATTCCGGTGTGCTACCCTCTCGGACACTCCTAGCTTTTCGAGCCTGCTTGCGGCCACCGTCTTTCCGGTTGTCGGCAGGACGGGCAAGCCCGCTACCCTGCATGACCCACTCGTAGTATTTATCTGCGAGTCGGGCCGGTTCGACTACATCACGCGCGGTTCCAAACTCAATCGCGTAACGTAAACACTCAAGGCGCACATGGACCAAATCATCCTGTTCCATGCAGAACGCCCATCAAATCTTGTACACGCTCAATGGCCGCTTGGCGACCAATTACGTTCTTACGGTCCCAATACACATGTGACTTGTCATTCATAATCGCATCAATCTCTTGCTGCGCTGACTGACGGGTCATCATGCTGCTGCTAGGAGCATCAGATACCGTGTCTTCACTGGTCACACTTTGCCTGAACTCAGCCATTTTTGCAAATGCCTTAATAAAATCAGGGTGGTTCCCGACTTTCGTGCCATCTGCTAACTGCATTTCAAGCAACTCACCGCCGCCAAACTGCTGTGCAATTTTGCCAGCGTCTTCAATGCGGGCGTCAAAGTCATCGCCCCACTCCTTGCGAAGCGACATCTCGGTCTGGCTGCGCTGTTGTGTCTCAGCTTCTGTTGTCATCTCAGAGGCTTGTGAGGCCATGCTGCGATAATAGTCCATGATGCCGTTAGCTTGGTCCGGCGTCAGGCGCAGCTTGTGCGCTATGTCAGCGTAAGACTTGGCGACATCCTCTGTGACAATATTGCCATCGACAGCAATCTCGTAGCCATCAACGGACTCTGGTCTGCCTAACCTGTTGTAAATATTATCCAAATCCTCGTCGGTTGGGTTTACGGGGACTGGAATCTTGTCAGCACCAATCAGGCGCTGCGCATTGACGTAAGACCTCGCAAGGTTCTCTACATCTTTAATTGGGGAAAGACTTGGGTGGTCTCTCAGTTCCTCCGGTACCATTTGCAAGAAATCGTTACCAGACCCGCCTTGGGCCACCTCTGCCGGTGTTTCCAGCACAGTTGGCTCAGACTGGGCTACCTGTTCGATAGCTTCCTCTGACATAGTTACTCCTGTGTCATCATGTTGTGAATGTGAAGAAGAACGGCACGTTTGCCCTCTTCAAAGGCTGTGGCATTGGGGTCGCCCGCCACATAGCTCAAGGCCCGCCAGTTGGAACGCGCCTCAAGGTCTCTGAGAACCTTCTGCCCAGCTTCGCTGTTGAAGGTCTCGGTATACATATGTTTCAGCTTTTCGATGTCTTTCACGACTGAACCATCCTGACTGCCTGTGCAGCTTGTGCCGTTGTATATACATCCTCTTGGTCACGCTGACGCTGCAAAGCCTCTTGCTCTGCTTGCGCCCGCGCTTGCCGTGTCTCGTCAACTTCACGCTGAGAGCGCAGGGTTTTCTTGGGGACACCGAGGGCGTCGGTCACATGCCGGACAAGTCCGTCAGGGTCGATATGGTCGCCAACCGGCAGGCTTTGAGCCAGCGGTAGCAGGATTTCAAGAGCCCGCATTGTGTTGTTCAGGCTGCTGGACTTTTGAGCGCGGGCCAGAGGCGAAACGTACTCAATATCAATATCCAATCCCTGCAACACTTCCGGGGCCGGGGCCAGCATGTCGTTGCGCAGCATCAGTGCGAACACCCGGTCAATCAGCGGGCGAAGCAACTCGTTCATCAGACGGCCAAGAACCGGGCCAATGACACGCATACGCTCTTCCTGCCGCTGGATAACCTCAGTCGCAGTCATCTGCGGGGAGCCGGCAGTCAGAATCTGGTCAACATAGAACGCCTGACGGATAGCAGCACGGCGCTGCTCCTCCATGTTTAGGCCAATCGGAATGTTAGCGCCTGTGTTTAGCGGCGTAATCGTCTCCCGTGTGCCAGCGCGGAAGAAGTTGAGGCCACCCGGCTGTGTGCGGATAGGCAGCAGAAAGCCGTCATCAGGCACCAGCAGCGGCGGGTCAATCTGCTTCTGAGCCGCTTGGATGATGGTTTTTGACATAAGATTCAACATCTTAACGTCAGGCAGTGCCGTCATGGCCGGGCTGCGGCCCATGGTCTCGCCGGTAGCTTTCAGGAAGCGCGGAAC